GAGAAATGCCGACTGCTTGCATTTCAGATGATAATTTGTCAAATAGTGATGCCATTAGAGTCCTAAATGTTCCTCAGTTATAACCTTAAATTTCCATCCTCTATCCATACAAAACTCTTCAGCAGCTTTCCATTTTGCTTCATTTACGCCCCATGTCACTACTTCGTTGATGTAGCTTTTGGTAATTCGAGAGCGAATTTGCGGTGGCGCTGATTGCTTTTTGGGCTTTACCTCTAATACCATAGATTCAATAAGACCACGTTTGTTCTGAACTTTAACGAAGAAATCAGGAAAATAACGATGCCAACGATTATCAACAGGGGATAAATATGGAATAATCAATTCTTCGTTAGACCATCCGACCACACTTGTATTATCATCTAAATGCACCATCACTCGGCGCTCCCAGAGACTTCTGTACCAGATGTTCGTAGGATCACCTAAATATTTATTGGTATTTTTAGGAACAAATTTACCGCTGTAAGCCATCAAGTATTTATAGGTAAAATAATGGCAAATGACAACGCTTCACCTCGAACAGCATTACTTCAAGATGCTCGTGCGCATTCCTTAATTGGAAATGATAAAGGCGCCGAGAGACTCAAGAAAAACGCTGAAATGTCCGTTAACAAAGAGCGAGATGCTAAGGGTAAGGCAAATCCACTTGATAAATCTCTTTATGATTTCAAAGATCTTCGATTTCCATTGGACGTGGGTACAAACGGTCGTCTTCTGCATTATATCAAATTTACTCCGAACATTCAGCAAAAATCAGACTATCAAGTTGAAAAGCAAAAAATAAACGGAAAAGAAGTAAAGAGCTTCGCAGATACTACAAGCCGTTTTTCTGACGCAATTCAGGGATCGTTTAATCCATTTGGTTTTGGTTCAGCAGCTGGAGTTGCAGCTGGATTAGCTGCGCTTGGAGCCGCCACAGGCGCGATTGATGGAGTAAGAACAGCCGATAGTGTAGCTGAACTTGGCGCAAAAACTGCAGTAGGTGGAATAGGAGGATTTGCAGTTGGTGCAGTAGCTGGAGCTCTGATTACAGGAATTAATCTTTCTCGAAAAACTCGAAGAGCTGCTGCAACCATTTGTTTGTATATGCCAGACACTGTTGTACAAACCACTGTGAACGATTACGATCAAGTGAGTATGACTCAAGCTCTTGGTAATGCTGGACTTATAGCTCAAGCTGGTGGCGCAATTACTGAAGGCGTCATTGATCAAATAACAGAAGGAAAAGGTGGATTTGGTCAATCAGCAGGTTCAGCAGCATTAGCCGAAGTTGGCGGCGTAGTTGGTGAAAAAACTGGTGCGTTTGGTAGTGGAATTACTGACGTATTACTTTTCTCAGCTGGATATGCTCAAAACCCACAGGTTGAAGTTCTCTTCAAATCTATTCAAAATAGAGAATATCTTTTTGACTTTAAATTTACGCCAAGAAATAAAGAAGAAGCCAGTGCTATTATTGAGATCATCAAAGCATTTAAATTTTATGCAGCTCCAGAAATTCCACAAAACGCTAATGGTAGATATTTTATCCCACCATCAGAGTTTGATATCGAGTTTATGATTGGCAGTTATCGAAATGCAAAACTCCCACGAATTACCACTTGTGTCTTACAGGGCATCGACGTAAACTATGGAAGTGCAGGTCAATGGACTACGTTTGAAGATGGTATGCCAGTTGAAATTGCAATGCAACTAAGATTCAAAGAAGTCGAAGTCATGCACAAGAAACTTATTGCAGAAGGATTCTAATGAAGTATTTCGAGCCATTCCCAAGAAAAGTTTATACTTTCAACAAAAATACAGTAAACCGCCAAGCTGTCACAGACATTCTTGCACGCTCTACTTTTTTACGAGAAGTGAAAGAAAATGCTGACATTGCATACGAATACGTGGTGAAGGATACAGATACTCCCGAAGTAATTGCACACAAGATGTATGGAGATCCTTACAGAAGCTGGATTGTGTTGTTATTTAATAATATCATGAATCCAAACTATGATTGGCCACTTAAAAATGATGCATTAGAAAATTATATTGTTAACAAGTACAATCAAACTATAGAACAAGCCAAGACAACAATACATCATTATGAAAAAGTAATTAATAAAAAAACTACTCTCAACGGTGTGACGTTTTTTGACAATACAGAAAGCCATAGAATTACTGACTGGACCTTAAATTTTACGACCAATCAATTGTCTATGACAACACTTCCTACAACTGCTGATACGAGTTTGGTAGTTGCAACTGAAACGATCGACTACACTACATATGTTTTAACGATTACAACTTCACACAAAGCGGTTTCTAATTATCAGTATGAACTTGATTTAAACGAAGCAAAAAGAAGAATAAAAATTCTAGATGCAAAATATGTTCAGAGAGTTGAAACAGAATTTGAACAACTTATGAGTGGTGATTAATATAAATGGATGAGAATTCTCCAGAAGCTGGTGCCAGTTTTCCTTTTGGAACAAAAGACTTTGAGTTGAAAGAACTTGAGCTTATTAGTTCAAGCGGTATCACTCACGGTCTCCAAAAGGTCATGATGGAGATGCAAATATTTCAAAGCATCTTTGACTCTGTCATGACTGGGCATATCATCATTAATGATGGTAATGATATTTTTTCCACATTCACATTATGCGGAAATGAATATATCAAAATGGTTATTGACAAGCCTGGATTAAATTTGCCCTTTGAACGGATATTTCGTATAACTCAAGCAACAAAAAGAACTCCAGTAAACGACTCAGCTCAAGTGTATGTGTTACACTTTTGTTCTGATGAACTTGTCTCGTCAAAATCACTTCTTGTCAGTAAAGCATACAAATCAACTAAAGTTAAGGATATTGTCTTTGATATCTTAACAAGAGAATTAAACGTTGATCCAAAAAGAATTTTCAATTTAGAAGATACATCTGGTGTATTTGACATTATCATTCCAGGACAAACACCCTTTGAAGCGATTCAATGGATCACGTCAAGAGCATATGATCAAAAGAAATTTTGTTATTTCTTTTATGAGAATAAAAATGGATTTAATTTGTCGTCATTACAATCATTGATCAAGCAGCCTTCTTATAAAACTTTAAAATATGAAATTAAAAATTCTCCGACGGAAGGAAATTTACCAGCAGATCCAAGCGACAACAAAGACTCAATTGACAATTTAAGAATCATCAATGACTTTGATGTAATCACTTCTATGACAAATGGTGCATTTGCTTCTCGTTTGCTTTCAATTGATATGTTTCACCAAACGTACGAATATATTGATTATTCACTCGAAGTCGCAGAAGCACAAGGCAATTTAATCAACAAATACAAACCATTTAATAATCTTAAAAATTCAAAGGGTGAGTCTCCATTTCAGGCGTTTGGTTCATTCTTTAGAACTAATCTAGCAATCAACGATACTGCATCTGAAAAAAGTAATGATATTAAATACTGGCTACAACCTAGAGCATTACATCTTGCTCTATTACATAACTTCCAGATTGAAATTGATATTCCTGGAGACATTGAGCTTAAAGCGGGAGATATTGTAACTTACGAGTTCCCTATTTTTAGCTCTGCAAGTCAGGAAGGTAAAAAGTTAGACAAAGCTCGAACTGGAAAGTATTTGGTTTCAGCAATATGTCATAAGTTTAGAGAGCAAACATTTGAATCTACGGTTCTTTTATCTTCAGATTCTTTCTCTCAAGCATTGCCAATTGCGAAAGATGGTCTTGGTCGATTAACTAAAAAGGGTAAATAATGAAAAAGGTATATAAATTTTCTGCGACATGGTGTGGACCTTGCAAAATGTTATCAAAAGCTCTTTCTTCAATTGAATCGCCAGTTGAAATCGAAGAAGTTGATATTGAAGCAAATCCTGAACTTACACAACAATTTAAAATTCGCGGCGTTCCAACTTTAGTATTGGTTGAAGATGATACTGAATTGAAAAGAAAGGTTGGTGCAATGAGCGCAGAAGAATTTTTAAATTGGATAAAGGGCTAAATGGCTAAACCAAAGAAAAATTTTATTGGGCTTGAAGGCTTCATCTGGTGGATTGGCGTTGTAGAAGATCGTCAAGATCCAGAGCAGCTTGGTCGTGTTCGAGTCCGATGTTTTGGTTGGCATACTGACGAGAAAGAAAAGATACCAACTGATTCTTTGCCATGGGCGCAGCCAATTATTCCAATCAATCACTCTAATTTTTCTACGCCTAAAGAAGGTGATATGGTGTTTGGATTTTTCGTTGATGGAGATAATGCTCAGCAACCAGCCATCATGGGTATTATCCCAGGAAAACCTCTCAAGAAACCAAACTATCAATTTGGATTTACTGATCCAAGAACTAATCTCTCAAGTGCTCCCAAAAAGCCTGATGATTCTGCCGAAGCATATCCAAAATCAAAGTATATACGTGAACCAACCACAAATAGACTTTCTCGTGGGAAAGCTGAAAGCACAATCATTTCAACGAGAAAAAAGAATTTAAAGAAAAGTGTCAAGTCTGCTGGTGGCGTGACTTGGAGCGAACCAGATCCAACTTTTAAACCTGTTTATCCATATAATAATGCATATGAATCTGAGTCAGGTCATGCATTAGAATTCGATGATACGCCTAACAATGAGAGAGTTCAATTGGCACATCGCTCTGGTGCGTTCATTGAGTTTGACAAAAATGGAACAAAAGTAGAGAGAGTTCAAAAAGATAATTACACCATCATAATGGGTGACGATCACATCTATGTGAAAGGCAGAGCAGCTATTACTGTTGATGGTAACTTCAATTTAAAAACATCTACCATCAATATTGAAGCAAAAGAAATTAATATGGCTGCAGATGGAGCAGTTAGAATTAAAGGCAAGACTGTAAATATTGAATCTACAGGTGCAATGAACTTTAAGTCTGGTGCTGCAGGCAATTTTACTGCTGGAGGTAAACTGTCATTAAAAGGTGCCACGGCTGCATTGGCGGGTTCTTCAGTAGACATTCCTGCAGGAAAGATTGGATTGCAATCAGGTTCTGCGGCAACTGCATCAGGCGCAGGCATCAAAGGCGGCGGAACTACACCTACAAGCGAGGAGCTCTCTGAAGTATCAACAGCTGCAAGTTTAGCTGCAACCGCAAATGCAGCTGCTGTGGCTAACTCTGTTGCTGCTGGAATTGATTCTGCGTTGGCTGATGCTTCTTCCTTTGGGGCAAATGCATTGGCTAACGCTTCATCTTTTGGATCAAGCGCATTAGCTAATGCGTCTACTTTTGGTTCTGGTGCATTACAACAAGCTGAAAATTTTGGTAAAAATGCTACAACTTCATTGTCAGTAAATTCTTTTGTTGGAGATTTGAGCAAGCAAGCTGATAGTATTAATAAAGATTTCAGTAATAATATTCCTGTCGACCAATTGACATCAAAAGTCTCGAGTTTCGAAACAAATGTTAATAACAATGCTGGAGAAATCTTAAATCTTCGATCAGATAGCAAAAATACTTTGCTCAGAAAAGTTGAAACTGTTGCAACAAATTCAGCAGATAAGAACATTCAATTCTCTCTTGATACCAGAATTACTAACGAGATAAACACATTAAATAAAAAATCAACAGCAGAAACTCAAAACACATTGGGTAAAAGATTATTTCCAAGAACAGTGACAACATCAAATACGAGCGGAGGCTAGTGTAAGATGGGATTTGTAACAAAACCTGAAGCATATGTTATTTCTGAAATCAAATCTACTATCATGGATCGTCTTCACATGGGCGGTTCTTTTTTACAACAGTCGCAAAGTGTAACTGTTGGTGGACTTCCAGTAGCTATTCGTCAGGGTGGTTTAGCTGGAGCGGCTGGATTAGCTGGTGGGCTTTCTGGTGTTATTGGAGCTGTTCAAGCGGCTGGATCAATTGCAAGTTTGGTTCAAAATCCTTTGGGCGCGATTCAAGGTGCAATTGCAGGTGAATTGTCTGGTCTCACCTCTCAAGTTTCAGGGCTTTCGGGAGTTTTATCAGGTGGACAACTAAGTGATTTGAATAGCGCACTTTCTTCTGTTTCTAGTGCACTAACAACATTTGAAACACATACAAGTTTACTTTCTGGAGTAGCTACTTCGATTTCAGATACAATTCCTGATTTAAATAAACTATTGGATGTGGGGAATACTATAACTGGACTAGGAACAGAAAGTCGAGATGGATTTCTTCAAAATACCGCTTCTGCGCTATTTTCTGACAACACTATGAATGATGTTAATGAAACTCTGAGAGCCACAGTTTCTCTCAAACTAACTGAAATATCTAGACTTGATCCAGCAACACAAAGCGGTGAAATCGATTCAAAAGTAGAGGAAGTTAAAACCTTACTAAATACTCAGGCAAGCACAATGACGAATATAGTCGACTCAGACGTTCATAATTTTAACGAAGCTGGAAATAATGTAACTGCTGCAACTTCGGTTTTAGGCGTGGCAGAAAAATTTGCTGACACAAATAGCGTAGGGTATAGCCTATTCAATCGTGTCGGAAAGGAATCTACCATTAATACATTTAGTAGTGTAATAACATCCGCATCATAAAATGAGTTTAATTTCTAGAACATATAAAGATATCGATTTAGATTTTGCAGCTCACCCTGTAACTAAAGATATTCTAAAAAAGACAAATGAATATGCAATTGCAGCTGCTATTCGAAACCTACTATTAACTTCTCATTATGAGAGACCGTTTAAGCCTGATTTGGGATCAAATTTAAAGAAATTTCTATTTGAACCGATCGATAATATTACGACTTCGCTTATTCAAGATTCAATATTCGAAACAATTCAAAATTACGAACCAAGAGTTGAGATTTCTGAAGTTGTTGCTATTCCCAATTTTGATGAAGATGGATACGACGTAAAGGTTGTATTTTTTATCAGAAATACAATTGAACCGCTCAGTGTATCATTTTTTCTAGAACGAGTAAGATAAAATGGCAAATGTAGACGCAAAATTAAAAGTCGCCGAGCTTGATTTCGACGCTATAAAAAATAACTTAAAGAATTTCTTGCGCGATCAACAAGAGTTTTCAGACTATGATTTTGAAGGCTCTGGCATGTCAATCTTACTAGACATTCTCGCTTATAACACTCATTACATGGGATATTATTTGAACATGGTTTCAAATGAGATGTTTCTTGATACTGCACTAAATCGCGATTCAGTCGTTTCTCATGCCAAGTTGTTAGGGTATACCCCACGATCAGCCATTGCATCTAGAGCAACCATTAATGTTTCGTTCACCCCAGTTTCATTTGATTCGAACAGCGCTATTACAATTCCTCGATTTACTCGATTCTCGTCTGAAACCAAAGATGGCGCTAATTATACATTCGTGACGACCTCGTCAAGAGTCATTTCGAAAAATACCACAACAGGATTGTTTGCAACTGAAAATCTTGAGATCAAAGAAGGTCGTC